CTTTGCTCTATCTAATGCTGTCTCCTTCTCATGTAAAACTGCTTCTGTCCTGTTGTCATTATTATTTTTATCAGACCACTTTACAGGTTTCATTTTGTCTTCTCTTTTCTGAGTGCTACCTTTTACACCTCTCCCTGCTTTATGTTCTGCTTCTCTTTTATCTGCTGCTTCACTTCTTTTCTCACTTTGATTTAACCTTGCAGCGTTGTTGCCACCATAACCAAACCTCCTCATATTTCTTACGGATGCTTTACCAAAATTAGAGCGTCCAGATTCCTGTTTTCCCTCTGGTATTACTTCTTCCTTATAAGTTTTCCCTTGCTTATCACCACTTGCTTTCTTTGCTAGTTTATCTCCTGCTTTCATTATGCCATCCATTCTATTCATTTTCTTTGCATACTTAGGACCTGAACGTGACTCAGGGTCTGATGCTCTCCTAGCAACATCCTTTGTTGCCCCTATGATATAATTTCTCATTGTATTAGGACCAAGCTCATTCAAAACTTCTTCGTCCACACCTTGTTTAGTAGCAACTCGATTTTTTGCAGCAACCTGTCTAGGCATTCCACCAGTCTCATCTGACTTCTTATTATGAAGAGCCCCATGGTCTGCAACCATTTTCTTTCTCTCATCACAGTTAACGTCTTCGACGTTGAGTGTTTTTGGGTAATTTTTATCACCTGGCTTTCTGTTGGGTTTGCCTGCTTTATCTCTAGCGTGCACATTGTCCCATAGACCTTTCTTTTTCTCTTCAAGATTCTCCTCTCCCATGATTGCACCTTTTCCATACTTCTTCCTAATATCTGCCTTCACCTTCTCAAGTGCGGTATCCTTACCGTCATCCTTTTTCTTAGACACAGCTTTACCTGTAGCATATGACTGCCTATTCCTAGTTTCCTTTGACCGATGGTCTCCACCTTTCATGAGAATGTTATCTCTGTAGTGGTCGTAGCCTTCCTCATTCATTTTCTTTTTCTCAGGTAAACCTTTATGTTTAGTAGAAGCGAATTTCTTTACGCTGGAACGCTTGGCGGTGGCAGCAACTTCGGCAACCTCAGGCGAGGGATTTTCCATTTCCCCTTTCTGAGCCGCTCTAACCATCCCGAAGAATCTTTGTTGTTTTCTTGAGACAGCAGGCATGACTTAGCCTCCGACAATCTGGACTTGCTCAACGACAACGTTGGCAGACCCTGCAGTAAGTTTAACTGCTCTCTGAATAACAGGGACTGTGCCTGCTTCAAGTTTTGCTGATGCAAGTGCGTAATCTGCACTAGCTCCTGACGAGTCATAATCTGTAGTGATAGTTGTATCTGTGATAGCAGTAATCTTCTTACCACCACTCGCTGCTGTTACGAAATCAGATGTGAATGCTGCATCACCATCTGCAGCAGTCGAGATGTAATCTCCGACTACGAATCTATGAGCAGGAGTACCACCACCTAATACAGTAACAACCATAGTGGCAGCATCAGTAGCTGCTTTAATTTGAGCATTCTTCGATTTACCCACAGACAAAAGAATTGCTTCTCCTGCAGCAAGAGTTATAGCAGGTCCTGCATCAATCTGAATAGTTGAAGCACTTGCCGCGTATGCACGAATCACGCCAGATTTTACAGTGATATAGCCTGAGCCAGACCCTGTAATTGTTTGTGTGTCAATGACGTTTAATACTGACATTGTATTTGGATTCTCCTTACTAGACTATTTATCGCGTTGTTGTTTTAAGAATTTAGCAAGGTCGGCTGTGCTACCAACAAACATTGTATTGTTTGTAGTATTAACTTGCTTATCTTTCTTAGGATTTTCAATCTCGTTGACCTTTTTCTGTAGGTCTACAAGTTTGTCAGCAACGTCTCCGACATGTTTAATTAACTGTCCTGCAACCTCAAACGCACGAGGTTGGTCTGACTCTTGTGCCAACTCAAGTATACCGTCTACCGCTTCTTGACCCTTTTCAACCAATGAGTATAGATGACCACGAGTATACTCATAGTCTTTCTTTAATTGCTCTTTTGTAGATGTAGTATCAACTACTTCTACTTTTGGTTTTTCTACAGGGACGATATCTGACTGGACATCAAGGGCTTCCTCGATACCATCAAACTTACTCGTCTTGTCCTGTGACTGGGTTTCTCGACTTGGCATCTGTAAACTCACTGTATATTTCGTTAAAACCAAAGTTGTCGTCAGGGTCAGCAGTAATTGGGTCTGGTTGCACCTGATATCTAACCTCCCTTGTAGGCATGGTTTTATCTTTTGTATTATAATCAACAATAGCCTTCTTGATAATCTCTGAGTCTGCGTCTTGCACAGGACCGTATAGAAATGTCTTAGCTATAAATGATAAATTATAAACCAGAGTACGACGTGTATCGTAATCTCCCTCATAAACATCTTCATAATCAATAGCAGTTAGAGTGACTGGATAGTCTCTCTTCTCACCTAGTTCTGGGACTAGATTCATTGTGATAGTAAATGAAGGTTGAAAGAATGGAAGAATCTGCTCTAGTATTTGTAGAGAATCATCTTGATTCTTTGCCATGATAGACAATTCAAAATTAACGTTATATGGTATTGGCATATAACTTTTTACATTGTCTCCCGCAGCTTTAGTGTTGCGGATATATTGTGTAGGTGAAAGTTTTCTTGTTGCGTCATAACTAATACCTTGTATCTCGAAAGATAATCTAGGTAAAGTAATCTGCACTTGGTCTTTAGTAGTTAAATCTCCTACTGCAGCTAAGCGAGTAAGAAATTTTTGTCTAGGACCATAAGCAAGAGGGACTTTCATCACCTCTGTTTTGCTACCTTTAGTGCGTCGGATTTCAATATTATTGAAAAGTGTACCGAAACCGATAACAGTCTTTTTAATTATTTCATGATAAGAATATGTCCCTAACATTATAAGGTACCTCCAGAGTTTCCAAAGTCACCGAAAGGATTACTTTCAGTGAAATCTAAAATAGCATCTGCCTGTGTTTCAAGTGTGAAGTTTTGGTCTGTGTCGCTATTCATATTATTTAGTGTATTATATGTAGCAGAAGTCCATGCTGCACCAGATGTATTGCCTGTCAATGTCTCAGGTATAGCATACATACCAGACCTGTTGTAAACAATTAACTGTCTTGTAGCAGAATTCCATGACTTAACTTCAGATGTTACGTTAGAGCTACCACCTGTTACAATCTCTCCTGCAACAAAGTCTCCTGTGCCACCATCTGCAACGTTAATAGTAACTGCGTTAGCAAAGTTAACTTCAACTGCATCAATCTCTGCGACACCAGTGTTGAAGTCTTCATCGCTGTATTCAAACAACTCACAACGTAAACCCCATACATGCACTTTACCTAACTGGTAGAATGGGACTTCGTGCTCTACGAATTGTATTTCAAAGGTTTTGTTTGCCATAGGCAAATGAATAAGGTCACCCTCATTAGGACGACCTTCTACAATTAATTGTGCATTATCATCTACTGCTGCTGTAAATCTTTCTCTTGAAATTATAAACGTAACTTGGTCTGATATTCTTACACCAAACTTACTAAACATATCTCCATCGCCACGAAATCCTGTAGCATCTTCAATGTATGCTTCTATTAAATATGCACCATTAAATGCTGATAGACTATCCTCTTCAAACACTGAGTCTCTATTAACTAGAGTGCGAGGTATATAATAGACATCTTTACCAAACATCTTGATTTGCTCGGTAACTAAACTACCGACTAAATCCTGCTCGCCTGTTGTGCCTTGTGTGAAATAAGAATTAGTAGCCATTATCCTATCATATCTAGTGGTGGTGTTTCCCAAACCATTCTAAGCTCTTCATCAAGTCGTTTTAATTCATCAACTGCGTCGTTGTAAATCATTTCACCATTCAATGTGACGCCTCCTGGCATTTGCACACCAGTAAACTTAGTTAAGTTTTGACCCCACTGCTTTTTAATCTTAGCAGTAGCATAGTCCTTAACCCACATCTGATTATATATTTCAGTCCACGTTGTAGGGTCAAGTGCCCTCCATGCTTTAATCACAATAAATGTATCTAACAATGCGTCAGTTGACCAATCAAAATCTAGATATAATCTATCTTGTACCTGAGAATATCTAACTGGTTTCTGTCCCTCCAATAGAAAATCGATAGTTTCTAAATGTTGTTTAATCATATAGTAATGATAAAACTGTGTAGATGTAAAATCATACAAGTCATTCAATCTCATCTGGTATCTAATATCAAATATATTAGATGTCCCTTTATCTGTAAATGAGAATATACCTTCGATAGAAAGGATATGCTCTGGCACTTCAATGTATTTGTTTGACTCTAGCCATATATCATTTCCTGCGTCAGATGTAGTGCTAGTGCTTGTATCAGCACGGTCAAGCACATCTTGTGTAATCTTGTGTTTTAGATAGCATCTTTCAGCACCATCATAATGATACTGTTGAAACTTCTGTAAAGTATAATCAATAGCGTCATCTACTTGGTCGTCAGAAACATTCACTTCTAAGACAGGTTTACCTAATCTACGAAGAGCGTATTCTTTTAATTCTGCTTTAGAGGTAGGAGTTGCCATTACTGTTTCTGTAGTTTTTCTAAGACTGATACTTCTTGCATTGGTGCAATATCATTCAGTCCGTTAGCATCAAACCAAGGTGCGTCTTCCCAAGAGAATCCTTCACCAAAAGTATTATCAGGAGCCATAACATACCAATGACACCTAGCGTCAGGTATATCAACAGCACAGACTGCCCAATCGTCTGCCCACTGAGGTACTTGCACATACATCACTGGTAAGTGGTTAGCAAATAATGATAGGATGAAAGAGAATATCATCATGTCATTGCTGCCACTCTAGTCTGGAAGTCATCAAAGTCTGATGATGCAGCAACCACAGACTTGAAGTCTGCTAATGTAATTGTTTCTGCCTGTAGGGCTGATGCTGCTAGAGCACCTTGTGCTGCAGTAGCATAAGCAGTGCTGTTGGTAGCAGCAGCAGTGCCTAGTGTAGGTTTGCCTGTTAAGTCTGCATATGCACCAGAGAATAATGAAGGTTTGTTGCTGAGGTCATTGTAATTGCCAGAGAATACTGTTGGCAATGTAACACTCATAACACCAGTAGAGGAGTTATAAGATAAGTCGCCTCCTGCACTGATGGCTGCTCTAGCACGTGCAGTTGTATGATAAAGATTGCTACCTTCAGAAAGGTCACCAGTATCAGCAGCAGCGATTCTTGCATCTGCTCTAGCATCTGTGTAATATAAGTTGCTTCCTTCTGTTAAGTCACTTGTAGTAGCAGCAGCGATTCTTGCGTCTGCCCTAGCGTTAGTAAAGTAAAGGTTACTACCTTCTGATAAGTCACTTGTAGACTTACTTGATAGGTCTAGGTTTGACCCAGTCTGTAAGTTAACTCTTGCATCAGCACGAGCGTTAGTGTAATAAAGATTACTACCCTCTGTAATATTACCTGTGTCAAACTCAGTAAAGTCAATCGCCAAGTCAGCAGAGGTAAGTTTAATACCTGTGCCATAAGTGAAGTGAGTGCGTGTCCTAGCAGCAGTTGTAAATAGATTGCTGCTTCCTTCAGTTACGTTATCAGTGTTGATATCACCCTGTGTAACTGATAATGTATATGTGTTAGCAGCGTCATCATATACCTTAGTAATACCTGTGCCTGCAGTGAAGAGGTTATTTACTCTGTCATCTACTCTCTCATTAGTGAAGTATAAGTTGCTTCCTTCTGCCAAGTCATCTGTATCATGATTAGATAGAGATGCAATAGTAGATGGGATAGTGTATGAGATAACACCAGTAGAAGCGTTATATCCTAAATCTCCACTAACACTGATATGTCCACGAGTCCTAGCAGCAGTTGTGAATAGATTAGTGCTGCCCTCAGTTACGTTGTCAGTATTGATATCTGCCTGAGTAACTTGAAGTCCACCACTACCATCATGCTCGATACCAGTGCCATATGTAAATGCGTTTCTAGTCCTTGCTTGAGTGAAGTATTTGTTGTTAGTGCCTTCAACAACTTGGTCAGTTGTATACTCACCGAAGTCAACAGATAGAGACAGTAAATTGTTTGCATCATCATAAGTAGCATCAATACCAGTGCCACCTTGAATTAATGCAGCAACGCGGTCATCAACTCTTTCGTTAGTATAGTATAGATTAGTGCTACCTTCTGTTAATGCATCAGTATCATGGTTTGCAATACTACCAACCTGTGACTGGAAGAATGTAATGTTACCAGTGATATTCAAGTTACCTTGAATCTCAAAGTCAGTTGTTGACTTGAAGTTAGTAACAGTTAGTCTGTTTTCAAATGGGTTGTAGTTTAAGTTTTGTGAGTCAGTCCTTATCTCAGTATTTCCAGATGTAGCAGAAACAAATACTGGATAGTATGTCAAGTTTGAAGATGCAGTTTCAGTTACATCAACCAGAGATGCACTGTCTGCGTTACCAGTCAGGTCACCAGTTACGTTACCAGTAATCTGTCCTGTTGAATTGATTGTGCCACCAACAGTTAAGTTGTTGGTGATTCCCATTGAGCCGAAACTACCAGCTCCTGCAGCTGTGATATTACCAGTTGTAGATTGTAATTCAACCTTTGTTGTGTTACTTCCATTCTGCAACTGAAGTGTCTTAGAAGCACCACGTATCACCATACTATCTTTGAATAGTGATGTGCTATCTACAGTCAGTGTGCCATCTAGTTGCTGATTACCATCAACATTTAAGTTAGTATCGAAGTCAACATCATTGGTTACTCTTAGAGTGTCATCAATAACAGTTGTACCTGCAACGTCTAGAGTACCTGCAATCTCAGTGTTTCCACTAGCACCTGTAACAATAAACTTGTTAGTGTTGACGATAATACTACCACCAACGTTGACGTTAGATGTAGTAGTGATAGTGGAGATATTACCAGTTGTGCCACTAAATGTTGCTGCAGAAACTGTGCCATCTGCTGTGATATTACCTGTAGCACCAAACAATGTGATTGTCTGTGCTTGGTCAGGTCCTACAAATATATCCTCTCCGAAGAATGAATCTTCAAATACTGTGATACCACCGTTAGGTACCATGATTGCTGCACTTCCTGCAAGACGAGTTGCAGTTGT